GACCTTCTGATACATCACGAACCCGCCATAGAGCGTGCCGCATACGGTGGACAAAAGCGCGACGGCGGCGGCGATAGTCGCAGGCGTCATCCGCAGGCCGAGGACGGTGACCCCTTTGTCCTTTAGCCCTTCGATCTCCTCGAGCGCCTCGCCCAGATCCGTCATGGCTCGAAATCCATCTGCCCGTCTTGCAGCGCCTTCATCGCCTCGAGCTCTGCTTGGAGCTGTTGGATCTCGAGCCGCCGCTGTTGCAATTCGAGCAGATAGAGCTGGTCGCAATCAATTCGAGACTTGGGCGCGTTGAGCGGGATCACGATCCGCGCGAAGATCCCGATGTCCTTTGTCTGCGGTGCTAGGTCAGAGCCGCCGAGGTTGTTGACACCGCCGAGCACGCCGACCTCGAGGTTCGTGCTCCCGCCGATCGCCATCGAACAGTCCAGATCACCGGCGCGGAAACTATCACTTTGATAGGTCAAGGCCGTCGAGGGGAGCTGCAATGCTAGAGAGGTGCTGTCCGCCTGCGCTGCCCCTCCTACCATCGCCAAGATCAGCGCGATCCGCTTCATGCGCGCTCTCCATCGAGCCGAGAGCAGATCCGGGACGAGATGATCGCGTTGTCCTCCTGCCCAGCTCGAAGCATCGAGGTGGTGCAGACGTAGACGACGCGCGCCATGTCGTCCTCCCTGATGTAGATCTCGAAGTCCTGCCTGCCTCCCGGGGGGACGTGCATCACGCGCTGGGCCGAGGCGAAGACGACCGGGTTCATCTCGGCATCGAGCACGCTGATCGCGTAATACTCGACGTCATCTCGCGCGTTAAAGAGTGACAGATCGGCCTGCATGATCTGCGCCATCGCCGATTGATGGAGCTTTGGATAGGCCGGTGTCATCTCGTGCGCGCCCGCGCCCGTTGCAAACAAGATCAGGGCTGCGGCGGTCCGTTTCATTTTGCGATACAGTCCGCTTGAATGACGGCGCGGTAGGTTCCGGCGGGGAAGGCTTTGTTATAGCCATACTCTGCCGCGCTATCGACTTTGAACCACGTCGTCCCTGCGACGGTGAGATCGAACTCGGTCGTCGCATCATACTCGACCTTTGCCGCATCATATGCCGACATCTGCGCGCTCGATACGCTCGAGACCGACGCGCCCCCAGACCATGCGACAGTGTCGGTCAAGGTCGGGCTGGTCGAGAAGGCTGTCGGGTGCGTGATGCGCGCGATGTAGTAGCCCGCCAATGCCACGTCGTAGCGGATGATCGGCGTCACGCCGCCGTCCGCTGCCAGCGCGCTTAACTTGTCCGCCGTCGGGTTGCCGTAAACGCCGGTGCGATCGGTGCGGATGACGCACTTGGCCTGAACATTGCCTTCGATCTGGACGCCTTCGGCCAGCGCCATGTGCGGCAAGACGGCCAAAAGAGCGATTGCGAGGTGTTTCATCTGCGCGTCTCCTATTGATACTGCGAGCCGATCATCTGCTCGTGCAGCACTTGTTGAGCTAGGCCATTCCGTAGCCCGCGCTTGTTTTCTGGGATCTTCCCGTCGACGAGCATAGGCGCGTCGGCATAAGATCCGCCCTCTAACTGCGCGGCGTAATAGACGGCCATGTCAGCAGTATAACCCATCGAGGCGATAATAGCATCCTGAGAAATCCCGTCGGCCAAGGCGAGCGCGTTCTTCGATGCGGCGAGCCCGCGCTCGAGCCGCGCCTTGCGTTCTTTATCGTCGCTCTGGTCCTCGTTTGGCGTGCCTTCTTCTTGATAGTCCGCATCCGTTTTCGCGCTCGCGATCCGATAGGCGTCGTCCTCCAAGGCGTTGTAGGCTTCTTGCTCCTCGATCGTCACCGGCGTCGCCGGGGGAACATAGCCCTCGCACGCCGGGCTCGACTGCGGATTGGCGCATTCGTCGACCCGGTAGGCGTAGATCACCGAGGCGTCCGAGATCGAGCCCTCGCCCTCGAGCTCGATGGATCCGACGCCCCAGTATTGGATCGGGATGTTCGGCACGGGGATGCCTTTTGTGATCGTGTTCCCCGCGATGCCCGACCAGTCGTCGGTCTCGCGGAAGATGTAACCGGTCCCGAGCGCGTTCTCGTTTTGCACATGGACCAGCGCGTCCGCCGCTGGATCTTTGTCGATCGTGTATTGATAAAAGACGCCGCTGATGTCCAAGCCCGGGACGTTTGGAACGACGTTGCTCATGGCCCACGAGAGCGCGTCCGCCGCCGCGTTGCCGGTGGATCCGTAGGTGTAAGGATCAGATTGCGAGGAGGAGCCCCAGAACGCCAAGCAGAGCGCCCAGACCCATCTTTGTTTTGCCATCGAGATGTCCCCTCGGGTTGCGCTCGGCGCGCTCGGGATCTGCTTCCCACGCCGCCTTTGCCTCCTCGCCGATCATGCCGTCGTAAGGGCAAGGCGTCCCTGCATCGAGCATCGACTGAAAGACGCGCTCGTCTTGGCACATGGTCGAGACGGCGGCGACCTTCATTCCCATATCGTAAAGCGCCTTCGCGTTCTTGAGCATCTCGCAATTCATGTCGCGCGTCGTCTTGCCTGCCGATAGGCCGAGGATCTGCGTCTGGACGGCGGCGGAGACCCCCACGGTGCAGATGTCATTCCCCGCGCCCGCGCTGAACTGCGGCGAAATAGCCGACGGCGGAGGGGAGATCACGGTCGTCGTCATCTCGCCCGTCGTATTGACCGACCCGTCGGATCCCGACCATGTGCAGATGTAGCCCTCCGGGCACTCCACATCTGGAACCGTCTGCGAATGCGCTGTGGCTGCGGCTAAAAGAAACCCCAGAACAAGAATGCAGATTATGATGAGCTGATCCTTGTCTATGTTGAGCTTCATTTTACAAGCCGATCCAATAGGCGCTCGATCTTGGCGTCCAAGTTGTCGATGCGCGTGATGACGCGATTTATGTCGGTGTGCATATCGACGCGCGTCACATAGTCGCGCGCCAGCTCTTCGCGGGTCTTATTCAGGAGGATCTGTTGCCGTTGTTGCTCGGCGTAGAACGCCTTGAGAATGAACCCAGAGACGCCGAGCGCGGCGGTCAGGATCGCGCTCCATATGGTCTCCGGGCTCACGATCATGCCTCCGGTGCGGTCGGCCAGACGACCGCATTCGGGAACCCGCTTTGCTGGGGAACATCGAGCAATGCGGTTCTGTATGCTGCCCACGCGGTTTTCTTTGCCGCGCTTAGATCAGCCCAACGCAGCGGATTAGAGACGAACGGATCGACTACGCCCCGCAAGATTGCGTCGCGCTGCGCCCGCGCCTCGTCTGCCGTTACTGGGGGCTCGGGCAAAGGTGTAAAAACGCCTTTGGCATAGGTTCCACCGATCTGACAACCTTCCGTAGCTTCAGGCCAATCAGCGCAGAAGTCTGGGATGTTAGCGGGATCGACTAGAATGATGTTTACGACGATGCCGTTTTTGATGTCAGCTAGGTTCATTAGTTGAACTCCATAATCATAATGACGCCAGCCGCACCCGCTCCGCCCGCCTGTGCGGTGGTTGCCGTATTAACCGATCCGCCCGCCCCCGCTCCGTATGCAAACCCATCGTTGCCGCTAGCGCTGGTGCTTCTCGATCTTCCACCCCCGCCCCAAAATGATCCACCTCCTGCTCCACCCGAAGGTGCGGCGTTTGCATGACTTCCACTTGCACCTGTTATATTTATGGCCCCGCCAGTAGCCGAACCCCCGTTCGCGCCAGAACTAGAGCCGCCGGTTACCCCTGCACTAGCGCTTCCGCCAGACCCGGTTAAGGTAGATAACGTAGATGCCCCACCAGCTACGCCATTATTCGCGCCAGTAGCACCCGCCGTTCCTGCTGCTCCAACAGTCGCAGTAACCGCACCAAGAGTTGATAGGTTTAAAACACCAATGGCGGTCCCGCCAGCCCCACCGCCACCTGATTGGCCAGCGGAGGTAGAAACACCGCCAGACCCACCGCCACCACCAGTGACAAATGCAATGCCCCGAGTATAACCAGCGGTTGGAGTGTAGGTCCCGGTAGCGGTAAAGACCCGAATGTTTACGTCGCCCCCTGCCAGTGTCCCCCATGTCGGCGCGCCAGCACCGCCAGAAAGTAGAACTTGACCAGATGTGCCCGCTGCCGTTGCTGCCAGCGCGGTCGTGCTTGTGGCGTAGGCGATCCCGCCCGCTGCGGTGAACGTGCCGAATGATTTACCATCGGTTGTCGCCGCATCGCCTGTGATGCTAATTCCCCAAGTGCCAGACGTTCCCGCCCCCGTCAGCGGAGCCTTAGCGTCGATCTGGGTCTGGATCGCCGAGGTGACGCCGGTCACGAAGTTGAGCTGTGCTGCGGTCGTCGTGATCGTCGTCCCGTCGAGCGCGAGCTGGCCGATGTTCGTGCGGCCCGTCCCCTTCGGGGTCAGCGTGATGCCGATGTTCGTGTCGTTGCCGATCGCCGAGATCACCGGGTTCGTCGCGGTTGCCGCGTTCGCGACGTTGATCTGGTTCACCGCGCTCGCGGTCGTCGTGAACGAGAGCAGCTCGTTGTTGCTGCTGTCTCCGATGTAAGGCGACGCGATGTTGAACTGCAAGCCGGTCGCCCGCATGGTCGCGATGTCCGCGCTCGCGATGACGAACTTGAGCTGCGCTGCGACCGTCGAGGTGATGTAGCTCGTCGCCGCGCTGTCGACGGCGACCCGCGCGACGTTGTTCGTCGCGTCGATGATCGCGACGTCGATCGACTGCGCGCCGTCATACATCTTAATTTTTAGGTTGGCCGAGGTGCTGTCGACCCATAGCATCCCGGTGGTGATATAAGACGGCGCACTCGACCCGCTGTGCGACGTATGCAGCGCGGTGCGGAATGAGTTGAGATCCGACGCAAGCGCGGTCCCGCTCTTTGTGTTCGGGTCGATCGTCCCGAAATCATACTGCGACATTTAAGTGCCCCTCTCTCTGCCGAACCCGATCGCCTGATAGTCGAATGTCCGACTGATCGCTGTTCCGGCGCTGTTGCGGAATATAACATTGAACCCCGTGCGCGTCTTGCTCGAAATTGCATAGTAGTCTCCGGTCGCCATGTTCTGCGCGGCGATCGTGATCGAGCGGATCTCGCGGAACCACGGGGAGAATGCAACGGCGTAAGATGCTGCTCCGGAGACCAGATCGTTCCCCTGCTCGACGCGGTCCGGCATATCTATCGAGACCGAAAGCCCGGACACGACCGGCGTTATTGTGGAGAAAAGCGTCGAGAGCACCGCGCGGAATTTGAGATGTCGCGCCGTGTAGTCACCGACGACGAAGCGCCTCCACCCTTGATAGACCGGCGTCGCGCTGTCGACGATCGAATAGTTGACTTGGATCTCGACGGAGACTTCGTCGCCAGTGTCGAGCCCCGCAATAGTAGCCACGCCGGAAAGCGTGATCCAAGCGGCCATCGTGGAGAGCCCGCCGGAGGTGCTCACCACGGCGTCAGCGGTGACGCGCGACGTATAGACTTGGCTAAGATCGGTCGCGCCAAACTCGTAATATCCTTCGGCCTCATAGCCTGTCGCTGCGGTAAATCCGATGATTGGGACCGAGGCGAGCGTTGTCCACGTTGCCATGTAATTCGTGCTGGAGAGCTGGATCACCGCGCCGTTTTTGTCGACGTCTGTCTTTGTTCCGGTCCATGTCGGATCTTGCTGTAAGGTCAGGACGACGTTGAGCGCCGCCGGATCCTCGAGCGAGGCGTTGACGTAAAGCGCGAGCACCGAGCGGTTGCCCAAGACGTCGATCGGTTTGATCGCGTAAGATCCGGACCGGCTGGGGATCGTGAACGAGCGCGCCTCTCTGGGGATCGCGTCCGACAAGACGGTCATCGTCGGCCAAGAGGTGTTGTTCTGGTTTGCGGAATAGCGGATCTCGTAGCCGATTACGTCCACCGCGATCGACGGGTAGGTCCACTCGATATAGGTGTGGTCGCCGATCGTGTTGAGCGAGAAGGTGTCGATCTCTGGCGGCTTTGCGGTCGCGCCGAGGACTTGATGGTTCGCGATCTCGACGAAGGCGCTGGTCGTGCTTTCGTCTGGGCCGATCGCGCGCACCCCGATGTCGTAGTTTGTCCCGTTCTCGACCGGGGTCAGAAGAATGAAGGGCGCGTCGACGGCGGCATAAGGCGCGTAGGTGAAGGGGTCTTCGCTCCCTGACCGGCGATAGCGCGCTTGGAAGAACGACGTGCGCGTGACGGTCCCGTCGTTTGCCGCTGCGGTCTTGCCCGGCTGCACATAAAGCAGGATCGCCGGAATGATGGATCCGGTCGATGTGATTTGCAGCGCGGCTTCGTCTGATACGACTTGCGAGATCGTCGGGCGCGGGGGTCCGGTAAAAGACGCCGAGACCGGCGTCGAGAGGATGGTCGTGTAAGCGGGGATCGTCGTCGCGGAGCTGTAGATCGCGGGAGAATATGGCACGCAGGTGACGGCGGCGGCGAGGTCGTCGATGTATTCGATCCCCGCGACCAGCACCTCTAGGCTCTCGAGGCTCTGCTCGCCGAATTGGAATAGATCCCCCACATTGACCGACGTCCCGCCGCTGGTGACGATCACGGTGTCGCTGGTGACCGTCGTCCCGACCGCCGCCACGGTGAGCGCGAGCGAGGTGTTCGTGATCGTCTCTCGGACGCGCAGCGTGTAGATCTTGCCCGCCTCGCGCGTCACCGGCTCATCGAGGACGATCGTGTTCGTCGAGCGCGAGACGACGCGCCCGGACATCTGGCCGATCCTCGGGACGTCGTGCGTGAGGCGGCATAGATCACCGCGCAGCGCGACGAGGTGCTCGATGTCGACCTCGAAAGTGAAGACCTCCGGACGAAGGCGCGCCGCCGCGATGTAGTGACGACCGAGCTTATAGACGTTGTCGGGGTTGGTCTGCCCCGGGAGGTCGATCACCTGATAGCTCGTCGCGTTCGCTTCGTTGAACCCGTCATCGAAGACGATGCGCTCGTCCTCGCGATAGTCGGCGTTCTTGTTAAAGAAGCGGATCCGCAGCGCCTCGGGGATCTCGTTGTAAAGGATCCGGCCCGCGAAGTTACGGGTGTTGCGCGGCGTGAAGTGCTGCACGATCGTCGAGCGCGTCTGCTCGATGACGACGGTCCACTTGTCATCGACGTAAGCCGGGCTCGCCTTTCCCGCGTTCGCGACGTCTTGCAGGATGTCGCGGACCGAGAGCTGGAAGTCGAGCACCTGATCGAAGGCGAGCCCGTTTGTCGCGCAGAACGTAAACCACGCGCCGAGCTGCGCGTCGTTGATGTTCGCCCCTGCCACCGGCTTCTTGTTTGGCGCGCCCGTCAAGATGTAGCGGAAGATCGCTGCGGGGTTGGAAGTTATGGACGAGCCCGTCCACGACGACCCGTTCCACGTCGGGATCTTCAAGGAGACGATCGCGTTGAGCTGCTGAACGATCCCGTTAAGCTGGTCGGTCGCCTTGATCCGAAAGGCGCTCTTGGCGATGCCGGTGAGCTTCACCGGGACCGCGTTTGTGTTGAACGAGCGCAGGTCGGTCCAATCCGCGCGGTCGACCTTCTTTGCGTCGGTCAGGTTCTGCTCGACGTTCCCGCGCTTGATCTGGACCTCATACTGCCCGGACGTGAGCCCCGTCTTGCGCTGCGAGATCCGCTTCGCCTGCCCTGTGTTGTCCGTATAGGTCTGATCGAACCACGCAAGCCAAGTGCCGGAGCCTACGAGGCGATATTGACCGATGAGCTGCACCGAGATGTTACTGCGCCCGCCTTTATCGTTTGCGCGGAACAAGCCGGTCGGGAAGGTGACGGTCAGCCCGAACTCGGTCGTGTTTAGCGCGGTCGTCCGGCTCACAAAGGCGGCGGTCATGCGGATCGAGAGATCCTCCTGCGAAGCATCCGCAGGGTAGAGCCCGAGCGTCGAGGCGGACCCGGCAAAGTCGTGCTCCATCTCGACGTCGGTGTAGTCTGCGATGTCGGTGTTCCCGATCTTGATCGAGCTCACGTCGACCGGCCCATAGCCCCAGATTAGAATGAAGCGCAGAAATTGATCGTTGCCCACGATCTCGGTGTAGGGAGCCGCGCCATAAGGCGGGACCATGCGATGCGTGCCCATAACGACGGGGACGGGAGCGTAAGGCGTCAGCCCGTTGCGCGCCGCCGAGAGATTGTAGGACGGGCTCTCGGTCCTGTTCTGGGTCGGGCGAGGTCCGAAGAGCGCCGAGGCGGCGTAGGTGATCGCCATCGCGATCGCAGCACCAGCGACGGCGAGCCCGAACGCGCCCAAGGTCGTGCCAAAGACGGCGGTCGCGATCGTCGGTGCGACGGCGGATGCAAGGATCGAGATGATCGAGATTGGATCCTGCAAGGTGACACGCAGATAGATCGACGCGCCAGACTTCGGGCGCGTCTTCGCCCAGAGCTCTTGCGGAATGTAGTCCCCGCCGATGAAGGCGGCGATATGCTCCCGGTCGCTCTCCTCGAGGACAAGCGTCGCGATCATCTCGGCGAGCGTCTGCCCTGCCATGATGCGAACGACGAGCCGGTCGTTCTTGGCGAGGGGGTTCAGGATCAGCGTGATCTCGACGTATTCGGCGAGAGCTCGGTCTTTATGTGGGACGATGCTATTCAAGGCGATAAGCTCCGATCACGCGCTGCAAGAAACGATTGTCCCCCTTATAGCGCGAAACGCAGGATCCTACGACCTCTTCTGCATGAAGCACGAACCCCGGCTCGGTGACGATCCCGCAATGGGTCGCGCGCCGCTTTCCCTTATAAAAACCCCACATATGAAGGACATCGCCAGAGCGCACGTCCTCGAGGTCGACTTGCACGCCGGTCGATGCGAAATCAGAGAAGGATCCCGCGCCGCGCTCGATCTGGGTCTCGATCTCGTTGTAGCGCGGGAGCTTGATCTTGTAGACCTCTTTGTAGACCAAGCAGACAAGCCCCCAGCACGACGCGCCTTCGCGCGTCGACCCGTTCCACTCGAACGGGATCCCGATGTAATCGTTCCACCAGTTAGAAGATGCCGGGGAACGTCGAGGGCGAGAAGGTTGCACTTGGGAAGGGCTCCGTTAGGAAGTTGTCGATCGTCAGGTCGATGTCCATCACGTCGGCGTTATAACCGACCGACGCCGCCACGAGCCCAGAGACGCTCTGCAAGACGGTGGTCGGGTCGCTGGCCTCGATGACCTTGAGCGCGAACGTCGCGCGCGTGCGCTGCCCTGCTATCGAGCGCAGGACGGCAAGCTCGGTCGTCACGTTCGAGATCGTGAGCCGCGCTCGCACTTGCAGCTCCGGATCGTCGGGCGGTAGCGTCACCGAGAACGGGAACGCGAGGTAGGTCGTCGCGCCCGCGACGATGTTCTCGGTGTTGTTG